GAGTGAAGCTCTAGGCTGAACTGCGTGGACTGAAGCACGGAGCCCCCGACCTGGAGCGGGGGCTTTTTCATGCGGGCTACGCTTGCCCTGGCGGTTGGTGACTCACTGCCGGCGCTGGGGAGGCTGGCCCTCCCCTCGTCACCCCTACACTGCATCCAGAGTCACACTCCTAAGCATGGACAGGGCACTAGATCGGCTGAAGGCCGCCGTGAGCATGGCGTCCGTTCGCAAGGCCGTGGAACTTCCTGACGGCAGCGAGTTCGAGTTCTGGATGACGCCCTTGACGCTGGCGCAGCGCGCCAAAGCGCAGAAGGCCAGCGGCGATGACGCCACCGCCTTCGCCCTGCAGCTGCTGGTGACCAAGGCCACCGACGAATCGGGCACGCCCCTGTTCGTTCAGGCGGAGATGGCAGAGCTGCGCAATGCACTGCCCGCCAAGGTGGTGGACGAGTTGCTGCTAGCGCTGCTGGATGCCAACAAGAAAGAGGATGACGAGGAGGAGGAGGAGGAGCTGAGCCCCAAGCCCTTGCGCGGGTCTTTGAAAAAGACGCAGAGTTGAATTTCCTGTTCCTCCTGGCAGAGAAGCTGGGCAGGACAGTGGGCGACCTGCTGGAGCGGATGACGCCAGAAGAGTTGATTCTCTGGAGTGGCTATCTGGAGCGCCAGCACGAGCAGCGACTGAAGGCTGAGAGGAGAGCACAGCGGCGTCGGTAGATTGAACTGACGCTGCGCAGGGATCTTGGCAACAGTCTTCAGCGTTGACCTTGCGTTCCGCAGCACGGGCCTCAACAACATCCAGCAGTTCCAGCGTCAGCTGCAGCAGGTGCAGGGTGCTGCGTCTGGTGCGCAGGCAGGGCTGACAGGTGTTGGCGGTGCTGCCAAGGGTGCTGCTGGCGCGATGGGCGGTCTGGGTGCAGCAGTTGGCGCTGCACTGGGCCCGTTGTTGTCGGTGGCAGCTGCGCTGGGGACCGTGAAGAAGGGTCTGGATGTTGCCTTTGAGCGTGGCGCTGCTGAGCAGAAGCTGCGCAATTTCACCGATAGCACGGGTGAGTTCGAGGCAGCGATGGGTGCTGCAGCGCAGGCGTCCAGCAGGTTCGGTATCAGCCAGACCGAAGCGACTGGTGCGCTGGCTGAGACGTACGGCCGCCTGAAAGGTCTGGGCTTCGGCCTGAAGGAGACCACCGAGATTTACACAGGCTTCAACGCCATTGCGCAGCAGTCGGGCGTCACGGCAGAGGATGCCTCGGGGGCATTCCTGCAGCTGAGCCAGGCGCTAGGTAGCGGCAAACTGCAAGGCGATGAACTGCGCGCCATTTTGGAGAGAATGCCGCAACTGGCGCAGGCGATTGCGCAGTCGATGGGCGTCTCTGCGGGCGAGATCCGCCAGATGGGACAGGAAGGCAAGATCACCAGTGAGGTGATCTACAAGGCCCTGTCTGGCGCTGCTGAGGGCGCGGACCAGCTGGGCACCAAGCTGAACGAACAGCAGCAGGCGATGAAGGCCTTGGGGCAAGTGTCGGACCAGCTGCTGAACACGATCGGCCAGGTGTTTGCGCCTGTGGTGATTTCAGGCGCTGAGGCGTTGGCAAAGGCTGGACAAGTGCTAGCCGACTGGTGGGATTACATCGGCGGGGTCGTGTTCCCGCAGGTGTATCAGGCGATCAAGCCAGTGATCAACGAGCTGCAGTACGCGTTCAAGGATCTGGATCTTGAACCGTTCAGGGTGTTCCTGCAGAACGTGCTGATTAAAGGTTTTCAGGCTGTGACCGGTGTTGTCGGCAACTTTGCGAAGGTGCTGGGCTTTGTGATCAACGCGATGCGGGCGCTGGCGCAGAACCCCGTGTTTAAGTTCATCGCTGAGCAGGTGGGGCGGTTGCTGAACCACCTTGGGCTGACGACTGACAAGGTAGGGGAGTTCAACCAGAAGCAGGACGAAGCCAAGCAGGCTGCCGCTGAGACGGTGAATCAGTACGGCAGGCTGCCGCCTGTGGTTGATAACGCCAAAGAAGCACAGAAGGAGTTCAAGGCCGCTGTTGATGCGAGCAAAGCGGCGTATGCGTTGCTGGCAGACCAGATCGACCGTGCTGCGCAGAAGCAGGAGCTGATGGCATCTAAGGCGTCAGCGATCATCGGCTACAAGCAGGCGCTGCTGGGCTTGGAGCAGCAGCAGCTGGACCGCGCCTATGAAAACGCCAAGACTGCTGAGGAGCGGCTTGCGATCGCCGTCAGGCAGTTCCAGCTGGCAACAGAGATGGCGAAGCTGGAATACGAAGCGCAGAAGGCGGCTAATGCCCAGGCCGTGCAGGCCGTTGAGCTGCAGATCAAGAAGAACCAGCTGAAGCTGAAAGAGGTGCAGGCAGAGCGTGCCTTGGCACTGGCACGTGGACAGGACACCGCGCCCTATGACGAGGCGCTAGCAGCGCAGCGAGATGTGATCAAGTTCAGCCAAGACCAGCTCAAGGTCACCAAAGAAATCGAAGCGCTCAACAACGGCGTGGCGGCAGCGCAGTACAAACAGAAGGTCTTGTCGGCTGAGGTGGCACTGAGTACCAAGTTGCAGTCGGACGAGATCGGTATTGCCAAACAGCGTGCTGACGAGATGGCCGCGGCCTATGCACGGACAGCGGTTGCGGCCACCAATGCGGCGAATGCCATCGCTGCTGCCAACCGCGCAGCAGCAGGCGGTCAGGCGGCCACTCCAATGCCAACGGGATCAATGACGATCTCTGCTGGTGGTCAGACGATCAGCAAGAAGTTCTATGCCAACGGCGGATACGTCACCGGGCGGACCAATGCGGTGATCGGCGAAGGTGGCGAACCTGAGTACGTGATCCCTTCGTCGAAGATGGCGCAGGCAATGGCGAACTACAGCGCTGGCGCCCGTGGCAATGCGGTGCTTGGTGGCGGCGCCCCGCAGGTAAACGTGACCTACAGCGGCAGCACGGTAAGCCTGAACGGGCAGGATTACATCAGCCGCAAGGATGTCCCAGGTCTGCTGTCGAGTGCTGTCAATCAGACCATTGCCACGCTGGGCGGCAGCCCATCAGCACGTAAGCGGGCTGGAGTGAACTGATGGCGACCGGTGTTGCGACCTACGTGCGGTTCTACAGCGGGACGGTCACCTACGCACAGTGGCAGAACTTCTACCAAGGCACGAGCTACGGCCACACATTCCAGAACTTCAACGCAGGCTCTGGCGTGGTGACCCGAACCGCGGATGAGGCAAGCTCTAGCCTGAGTTTGCCTGCGGTCCCGAGTCTGGTGCAGTTCGTCAATGCGGCGCTGCAGGGTCAATATCTTGTTGAGCTGAACCTCTACACCGTGGATCCAGCCTCAGCAGCAGGCACCCGCACGCTGGTGTCGTCGTTCCTTGGTGAGGTGGTAGGCGCCACCATCGACCCTGTAACGATCACGATGGAGCTGGGCTTGGCGTTGGACAGCCTGACCGCTCAGATCCCAGGGCGGCGCATGACCACCGCTTTGATCGGCAACGTGCCCAAGCTCTGATGGATCGGATCTACCCCCAGGATGCCTCCCGTGCGCTGTCGTCTGTGCAGCGGCGAGACGAGACGGGTCGTGGTGTCGAACTAGAGCGTGCGCAGGATCTAGCGCAGGTCGGTGACACGGTGCCGCTGGCGTTCACGCGTTGGGAGAACGATATTGGCGGGCTGTGGCTGGCGGCATATCTGATCCGTCTTGGCATCAAGGAGCGCAACCTCAGCCTTGTGTATCTGCTGAGTCAGGGGAGACTGGGGACGATCGCAGCAGAGGCGATCTACTACGGCAGCGGGCTGTGGAAGGGTCTGAGCGAGATCTACTGCCAGGGTTACGAGCAGATCCCACCGTGCGTGGACATCGTGCCTGGTGATGTGTCGTGGCAGCAGACCGTTGACGCGGAGGGGCCGTCCCTGCCGTCAGATGCAAAAGACAGCAGCGAGTTCACAGGTAAGAGCACGTACACGATCGGGTTCAGCCTGAAGATCACGGGCGAGTGCTACGTATCTGTTAGCTCTAACTTCGTTGCAGCGAATCAGTATTACCCAGAGAACGTGTTTTACAACGGTGCATATTGGCCGGTAGAGCCCGTTTACCTTGAAACCGAGCAGCGCACTATTAGTCGCAACATCAAGAAAAACATCGATGCAAATGTCCCATTTACGAACATGGTGACTGGCAACGATGGTGTGCGGTTCAACTACACATATGGATACCAGTCGGATCAAGTCTTGGGGCGGAGACTTGATGTCACCGTGTATAGCGCGGTGCGCTACCGCTACCGGGTGATCAGGGAGTCAAATGGGGCAGTTGTCAAGGATGGCACTCTCTGGGTTAAGCACGGGGAAACCACTCTGTCGATTACGGGCTTGCCGCCTGCAAAATACAAAATCGTCTTTGATCAGTTGTACCAAGAGCGGACGGCAAATGTCCTGTTCGATTACGTGCCAACTCAGAACAGCACTGGAGCGTATGACTCACAGTACAAACGAACGATCGCGTACACGGCGAATGCTTGGCAGGCATGGAACCATCAAAAGGCGATGCTGGCAAAAGACAAGACAACCGCACAGAATATCAACCCCAGCATCGGCCGTTTGACGCAGCGGTTTACGGTCGAGGACGTGACAGAGACGTTGCGGATCGATGCTGGCGTACAGCCTGACAACACAGCATCAGGGCTGTTCAAGGATCTGAGCCTGCTGGGTCTGAAGGGCAATGTGGACATCATCCGCCCGCCCGATGGCCCCGAACACTTCAAGCAGGTGACGGCGTTGATTCGTGACGGCATTGAGGTGCAGCGTCTGCTGGCAGGCGATGCGGTGGGTAGCAGCAACGTGTTCAGCGACCTGGTGTTGCACCTGATGCGCAAAGCGATCCGCGAGGAGCAGATCGACATTGAGGCGCTGCGCAGGACCGCTGCGTTCACTGCAAAGTACGGGCTGCGGTTTGACGGGGTACTGAGCACCAGCCAGAACCTGCGTGAGTGGCTGCAGGCCGTTTGTCCATACTTCCTATGCCATGTGCGTCAGGC